CATCTTCGGCAAGGAATTGCAGGAGATCGAGGAAGCCGGTCAGATAACAAAGGTGCCCTACGATCCGACGCACCGCGTAGATACGTTTTTTGATCTGGGTATCGGCGATGCGACAGCGATCTGGTTTACTCAGAAAGTCGGTCGCGCGATCCACGTCATCGATTACGAAGAAGAACGCAACGAAGGTCTGCCGTTCTATGCTCGTCTGCTTGACGACAAAGGATATCTCTACGGCACGCATCATGCGCCGCATGACATTGAAGTGCGCGAAATGTCGACCGGCAGATCGCGCCGCGAGGCGGCATATGATTTAGGAATAAATTTTCGTGTGTTGCCGAAGCTTCCGTTAGAGGACGGCATTCATGCGGCAAAGATGCTGATGCCGCGCTGCTGGTTTGACGCTGACAACTGCCACGACGGCTTGGAAGCTCTGCGTTATTACCACAGAAAATACGACGAAAAGAATCGCACGTTTCGCACCAGCGTTGTCCACGACTGGGCAAGCCATGGTGCCGACGCGTTTCGCTATGCCGCAATAGGCATACGCGATTTCGATCCGAGTTCGACGCCGCCGCAGATCATGGCAGCGGCGAAGTACAATCCACTGCAAAGCCAAGCACAGGCAGTTCTGTAATGTCGTTTTTGATGCCGAAAATTCCTTCGCCGCCGCCGTTACCCGCGATACCACCGCCGCCACCAGCGCCGCCGATCAAGCCTGTCGAGGCGTCAGAGACGGATCGAGAAGAGGATCGCCAGCGTCGCAAGCGCGGTATTAGCAGCACGATATTGACCGGGCCGCGCGGTCTCACGACAGAAGAATCTGTCAGCCCGACAACGCCGAACCTGTTGGCAGGAGATTAACATGGGAAGTGTTTTCAGCGCGCCGAGCGCACCGGCTCCAGCGCCACCGCCGCCACCGGCAGTGCAGCCGAAACCGGCTGTGCAGCCGCGTGCAGCGATCCGCGAAGCCGACACTGACAAGCCAAAGCCAAAGACGCGTCGCCGTGCTGGTGCAGGCGGCGGCGGTGCATCGCTTACCGGCACGATCCTGACTGGCGGTTATGACGGTATGGACAGCACGCCCGGTCGTAAAAGTCTGTTAGGTGACTGATGGCTGAAGCTGACCCACGCGCTGTCATATTGCTGCGACGCCTGTCGAAGCTGGAGCAGCAACGCTCGACCTGGGAGTCGCATTGGCAAGAGCTGGCCGATTACATGCGGCCACGCAAGGCCGACATTGTCATCACGTCGGAGACGCCGGGCAGGAAACGAACCGAACAGATATTTGACGGCACCGCAGTGCGTGCCGCTGAGATGCTGTCTGCATCGCTGCATGGCATGCTGACCAATATGTCGACATCTTGGTTTAGTCTTCGCTATCGCGATCCGCAGCTGCAACTAGACGACGAGGCGCGTGAATGGCTGCTATCTGCCGAGGACGCGATGTATACGGCTTTTCATAGGTCGAATTTTCAAGAGCAGATTCAGGAGTTATATGACGACCTCGTCGTGTTTGGCACAGCGACCATGATGATCGAGCCGGACGACGTTAATAACTTCCGGTTTTCGACGCGTCATATCGCAGAAATTTATGTCGCCGAGAATGCGCAAGGTCGTATCGATACGGTCTATCGCAAGTTCAAGATGACCGCACGCGCGGCGATTGACCAGTTCGGCGAAGCGGAAGTCAGTGATCGCATCAAGCATACCGAGCAGCGCGATCCGTATGAAATGGTCGACATTGTTCATGTCGTGCAGCCGCGCAGCGACCGAGATCCGGCGAAGATCAATCGCACGAATAAACCGTTCGCGTCGTTCTATCTCGATCGCGAAGATAATCAGGTGCTGTCGGAAAGCGGCTACGACGAGTTTCCATATGTGTGTCCGCGCTGGTTGAAAAGCTCGACTGAGCTTGGCTACGGTCGCAGCTGCGGCATGACGGCGCTTGCCGACACAAAAGTATTGAACCGCATGTCCGAGGTAAATTTGCGGGCTGCGCAGAAACAGACTGACCCGCCGCTCATGGTGCCGGACGATGGCTTCATGTTGCCGATCCGCGTCGTACCCGGCGGTCTAAACTTTTATCGATCTGGTACGCGTGATCGTCTTGAGCCGCTGCAGATCGGCAGCAACACGCCGGTCGCGTTGAATATGGAAGAGCAGCGTCGCCAAGCGGTGCGCAGCGCGTTCTATGTAGACCATTTGCAACTAGCACCTGTGCCAAACGAAACTGCGACCGCCGTGTTGCAACGCACTGAAACCAGTATGCGGTTGCTGGGGCCAGTTCTCGGTCGTCTGCAGTCCGAGTTGCTGCAGCCGATGATCTCGCGCTGCTGGTCGATCATGTCGCGTCAAGAGGCGTTCCCGCAGCCGCCAGAGTTTCTGATGGGCACAGGCGACATCGAGATCGAATACGTTTCACCGCTGGCGCGCGCACAGCGCAAAGGCGACGCGCAGTCGCTGGTGCAGCTCATGGAGTTCATGCAGCCGCTGATGGCGATTGATCCTGGGATCGCCGATTACCTCGATATGGACGGCATGGCACAGCATCTGATCAAGACGCTGTCGATACCGGCGACCATCGTGCGTGGCGAACAGGAAGTGCTTGGCAAGCGTGACGAGCGCGCCGCGCAACAGGCGCAGCAGGCAGAGATGCAGGAAGCGATGCAGATGGCGCAGGCTGCTGGCAAGGCAGCGCCGATGGTCAAGGCCGTCGACGATGCAACGATGAACCAGCTGCCCGCTGAAGTGCCTGCAGACGCGATAGAGGCAGCATGACGCCGAAAGAGTTACGACTGACATACAAGACGCTGTTCAACACTGACGACGGTCAGATCGTCTTGGAAGATTTGCGAACGCGCTTCCATGGCGACCAGCCGACGTTTAGCAGCGACGCCTTGGAGATGGCATATCTCGAAGGCCAGCGCAGCGTCATTTTGATTATTAAGAACATGATGAAAGACCTTGATCATAACATAATGGAGATGATGAACGATGAGTGAAATGCTCGCTGGTGAGCAGGTAGCGGAGGTCGCCGATACGGCGGTAGCCACGTCTGACGAAGCGGCAGTCGCAGCGGATTGGAAAGCTGCGCTCCCCGATGATTTACGAGAACATCCAAGCATTGCAGGCATGCAGGACGTTGCCAGTCTGGCGAAGTCTATGGTGCATGCGCAGTCCATGGTCGGTGCCGACAAGATCGCGGTGCCGGGCAAATGGGCAGACGACGAAGACTGGAGCCAAGTCTACGACAAGCTCGGTCGACCGTCGTCAGCTGAAGACTACGGTTTGCAATTCGAGGTGCCGGACGGCGGCGAAGCAGACCCGGCACTGACCGGCTGGTTTGCAGAGACCGCGCACAAGATCGGACTGAACACAAAGCAGGCGCAGCAGCTCGCCGACTCTTACATCGAGCTGACCGGCGGCATGGGTCAGCCGGAAGTCGATCTGGAAGCGGCGAAGGCAGAGGCGACCTCTGAATTGCGTCAGGAATATGGTGCAGCGTTCGACGACCGTCTCGGCAAAGGTAACAATTTTCTCGGCGAGTTCGGTGCGGACGGCCTGATGGAATTGCGGTTAAATGATGGCACGCCGCTGATGAACCATCCGGCCTTTATTCGCACCGTTGTGAACGCCGCACAGTACATTCACGAAAGCGTCAGCGAGGACAAGCTGATCGGCGACAAGGACAGCAATGTCGTGACGCCGGGCGAAGCGCAGAAGCAGCTCGAAGAAGTCATGCGTCCCGACAGTCCTTACTGGGACAGCAGACATCCGCAGCACGATGTCTACGTCCAGCGCGCGCTCTCGATACAAGAGATGATTCATCCAGAACTGGATGATGAATAGCGACTGAACCGCGCAGGCCGACAAGCTTCGGCCCGGCCTTCAAAGCAAAGTCGTTGACGACAAAGCCGTGGATAACCGCAAGGCCCACGCAACATGGCCCGTGAAAACGGATAACCGCTGATCTTTAACATCAAACGATGGAGGCTAATTTGTCTACGCAAATTACCACAGCCTTTAGTCAGCAGTTTTCGACGAACGTCATGCTGCTGTCTCAACAAAAAGGCAGCTTGCTTCGTCGTGCGGTCAGCGAAGAATCAATCGTTGGAGAAAAAGCTTTCTTCGATCAAATTGGTTCGGCGACTGCGCAGAAGCGCACTACACGACACGGTGATACACCGTTAGCTTTAGCGGCTTGATGCGGCGACGCATCTCGAAAACCGGGTGAACTCAAAGGAAGTCTGGCAACAGATAATTTTGAGCCAAGCCGACGAAAGTCGGAAGGTGCAACGACCATCGAGAAATCGAGTAGAGCCAAGCGGCTCGAAGCGCCCGGCGTCTTAATAGACGGTGACATGGTCTGATCTGCATGGCGACATGCAGCAGCGAAAGCGGTGCAAGACTAGCGACCTTGCGCGAACATTATGTAAGTGAAACTCCGCACTCGCGGAGAATGGTTACCATGGATCATTACGAGTATGCGGACCTTATCGACGATCCCGATAAAATCCAAATGCTCATCGATCCAACGTCCACGTATGCAAACGCAGCCGCGTTCGCTATCGGACGTGCCATGGACGACGCCATCATCGATGCCGCACTTGGTTCGGCTTCGACTGGCAAAGCAGGCAGCACTTCTACAGCGTTGCCAGCTGGTCAAAAGGTTGCTGTCGGTTCCCCGGCTGCTGGCCTTTCTATCGCTAAACTGGTCGAAGCGAAAAAGATTCTCGACCAGAACTCGGTTGACCCAAGTATCAAGCGATACATTGCGGTGCATCCAGAGCAGATCGAAGACCTGCTCAACTCGACGACTGTCACTTCTAGCGATTTCAA